GCAGAATTGTTTTTGAAGCGCAAAGTATTTTACAATTCAAGTTGGTGATGAAAGTCTATCAAGTTGTTGGCTATCCACCCAATCGTTATTTCGTCAAAACTTTTCCAGAGTTGTCGGAAATTATGAGTTGGATGGAAAAGAACAATGTAGATTATTTGCATGAATCTAGTGGTCTGCATGGATTTGGATTTAGTGTTAGAAAAAATTTCGAATGGTTTAGTTTGAAGTGGTTATGAAACAAGATGCAATGCGATTACCTTGCGGTGGCACAGCATACTTTGACGAAGGCTCAGGTTATGGTTATCGTTGCTGGACTTGCATGGCAGTCGTAGGGTCTATCGGTCAGTCACAACATTGCAAAGATGAAGCAGCCAAGTGGGATAACTGGGAAAAGCTAGGTGGCAAAGGTTGGGACTACTTTGAGGAAAAAGAATGACTAAAGAAGAAGTTATCCATAATATGTGTATGACATATAGACATGATTATGGTTTGGATAAGGACCCTAACGATCCTCCCTGGGTTTCCGGCATGACCAAAGATGAACGTCAAGGTCTGTATAGAACGATGGAACAAATCTACAACCATAATATTGCTCCGTTACTAGAAGGAGATGAAGTGGTACTTCCAAAAAGTAAAGAACATGCTGAGGCAATGGTAAAGGTTGGAATGTTTTATTTGAACAATTCAACTGACGGTAAATAAATTACAAGGAGCATATTATGGCAGGTAAAAAGAAAGTTAAAGAACTCACAAACGTAGAGACTAACGGTTGGCCCAAGATTAATCAAGGTACACACCTTACTGTAAAAACGTTTGAAGATGGTCACACCGAATTAGTTTGGGACGATGAAGCATTGGCTCGGGAAGTTAAAGAGGCAATTGAACAATACGAACTTAACAATTTGAAACCTAATGTCAAGGCAAAGGTTGCAACTCGCAAAAAGAAAGCAAAATGATTAGTCCATTACAATATCTTGTGATTGTTAACATTATCTACCTTATCGTAGGTATGATTAACATTTTCGGATACAAATTCACTGAGACAGAGTACATACAGGTAGTTTGGATATTTATTCTAATGCTACCAGTATTCTTACCTATTCGTAAACTTGTGCATGGTGCACCCTTAATGAGTTTCAAATGAAAGTAATCGCTAAAGTTGATAGTAACCGTGTACTATGTGAAGTCTCTATTGAAGAACTTGCATTCCTAAATGGATTCCGTAGCTCATACGATTCAGGTTTCAGTAAAGATAGAGCAAGCGAAGTTGGCAGTGAATGCAACCTCAAAAAGATGGTTGCTACTAGTCAATTTGTCCGAGGACTGCGTACTGATGCATTAGCAGGCACCAAAAAGAAATTAGAAGAAGCAATTAAAGCTCTTGATGGTGCTATGGATACTGTTTCAAGCCTTGAAATTTTTAACATCCTAAACGAGGAGAAGCAAATTGGCGACTGAAAAAGTTCTGTATCGTATCAAACCAACTGATAAAAAATCAATTGAGGCTTTTTATGATGTGTACAAAATCCTTGAAGATGGTACCGTAAAGGGCTGGAATGTAACAGAAACATATCGCTGGGGTCAAGGGTTTGTTGAGAGTGAAGAAGACTTGCCTTACGTCACTGACCATAGTGTTTCAGTAGACCCGACTGTTGGTTGGGGCTGTGAATTGGATGACTTGTGTGCTGTTAACTTTGACTTTGATGACAGTATTACCGAAGAGGAAGCCGAAGAAATATCACAACTTTGGGAAGAAGGTGGTGCAGGATGGTTATATGACGGTGAGCACGATTGGCGTATTGAAGAAGATAGAATTACAATTTATGGGCCCTTTCAGGTTGACAAAATAGATGATTCCGTGTATAATGAGGTCATTGAAGAAAATATCGAACTTAAACCCCGCCCGCCTCTTGACCCAAACAAAGCGTGGCCCTTTTAAAGGAATATAAATGTCTGCTAGCTGGATTCATAAACTTAACGAGAGTGATAGCCGCCTACACAAGGAAGATGTTATCAAGCAGGCTCTTGAGGCTACTGTACTTGGATCAATAAATGCTCAACGATTTTTGGGCTTAGTTAAGGCTTGCTACAATCCTTATGTAACGTTCGGTGTACGTAAAGTGCCCGATACAGTAGGTATCACTGGTGCAGAAAATCCCTGGGATGACTTTAATATTCTTTTGCGTGAACTTGCTCAACGTGGCTTGACTGGTAACAAAGCACATACTGCTATTGAAGAAATGGCTTATAGGTTTGATAGTGACGAATGGAATAATTTCTGTGCTCCTGTAATCCGTCGGGACTTGCGTTGTGGTATTAGTGACAAGACCATCAACAAAATCTGTAAGAAAACTGATTACGAAATTCCCATCTTTGGTTGTCAACTAGCAACCAATAGTGAAGGTCGTCCTGAAATGAAGGGCACTAAACGTCTTGAGCCTAAACTTGACGGTGTACGTGTATTGTTGATGGCAATTTCTAGTGATGACGGTGAAATTATGACTACATGTTATAGTCGTAATGGTAAAGTGTTTGAGAACTTTACACACATTGAAGAACAAATTCGTACTAACTTTACAAAGATTGCCCGTAAAGCCGCAACATCAAACATGAGTATAGGTTTTGTACTTGACGGTGAAGTGATTGGCAACACGTTCCAAGAATTGATGCGTCAAGCACGCCGCAAAGAAAACGCACAGGCTGAAGATAGTGTGTTCAATGTGTTTGATGTTATCCCATTAGATGACTTCCGTCGAGGTTATTGGAATGCTCAACTAAGTAAGCGTATCAAAATCCTAGAAGATATTCGTCCTGTTATTGACACAATGCCCAACGTTGAACTGTTGCCTCACATCATGGTTGACTTAGATACAGCCGCAGGTCGTGACCAACTTAATCGTTATGCTAAAGATCAAGTTAATGCTGGCTTTGAAGGCATTATGATTAAGGATGTTAATGCACCTTACGAATGTAAGCGTAACACATTCTGGATGAAGTGGAAACCTACTATTACTGTTGATTTGACTGTAGTAGGTCTTGAAGAAGGTACTGGTCGCAATCAAGGTCGTCTTGGTGCATTAGTTTGTCAAGGAGTAGATGATGATAAAGAAATTTCTGTCAATGTTGGTTCAGGTTTCAGTGATGAAGATAGAGATAGTTACTGGAATAATTCTGATGCTATTATTGGGCGTACCGCTGAGATTCTTTGCGATGTAATCACGCAGAACCAAGACGGTACTTATAGTTTGCGTTTCCCTCGCTTTGTTCGATTTAGGGATGACAAATGAACGAACGAATTAAAGAACTTGCTGAACAGGCTGGTGCCGACTTTATGCGTAGGATCAACTATAACAATTTAGAAGGTAAAGAATATGAAGAAGATGCCGGTGTAATTTTTGATTCAAATGAATCATTTGAAAAGTTTGCCGAGTTGATTGTCAAGGAATGTTTACAACAATGTGAACAAGTGCGTGATGATGCATATACACAGAAAAAGAGTGAGTTCTTAACTGAATCCGGTCGATTGATTTATGAAGGTGTGTTTGGCGGTGCCACTAACTGCGGGTTTGCCATACAACAACATTTCGGAGTTGAAGAATGAACGAACGAATTCAAAGATTACGAGAATGGTATGGTTATATCAAACTTGAAATTAGAATGTTTTTTTGGGATCTTATGAAATGAACGAACGAATTAAAGAACTTGCTGACCAAGCGTTTGATACAGCAGAATATCCAGCGAATCAACAATATCGAATTGAACCCAATTCTGCATTCTGCAAAAAATTCGCCGAGTTGATTGTGCAGGAATGTCGTGATATGTTTGTAGTTGGTAGCGTCAGTTGGAATCTCTTAAATGAGAAACTAGAACATTTCGGAGTTGAAGAATGAACGAACGAATTAAAGAACTTGCTATACAAGCAGGATTTTTTTATGAAGATTACAAAGATATCTGGTATTTGGAATACCATAATGAAACCTGTGAAGAAGAAGTAAAAAAGTTCGCTGAGTTGATTGTTAGGGAATGTGCTAAGTTCCTGGATGAAAATTCCGGCTATGATGATAGCAACAATGCCTGGCATCCTGAACCAGAAGATTTGTTGAAACATTTTGGAGTTGAAGAATGAGTGGACGAGGATTTATTGCAGAAGAATTACCGCAAGCATGTGAATTGTGCGGCACGATTGATGAGTGTAGGCCGTATGGACCTAATGGTGAACAAATTTGTTTTGAATGTGGTATGAAGGATGAAGAAACCACAAAAAAGAAAATGACTCAATATATATTCGGAGAAAAAGAATGAATAGATTCAGACCTCAAGAAATCCCTAAAGCATTTATATTCAAACAGCGACTAGCAACTGGTCGTTCTGAGAATTACAATTGGCAATCACGTGTTAAGTGGATTCCTGCAGGATACAAAAGTAATCGTAGGGGCATCTTGCGTAGATGGCAAGAGATTCACCACTACTCAAGACATGCGGTGTGGTGTTTACCTCACTATAAGGCAGCAAATAAAATGTTTTATCAAAAGTTTCTTGGAGCAACAGGTAAAGCAAGTACACGGTATCTGAATACATATTCGGCACATAGTTGGTTATAATGCCTAGTTATACAGAATACTTTAACGCTAACGCTTACAAACCCAAATACGAGATCGGTGATAGGGTAGTCGGTAAGTGGAACAAGATTCCCTTTGTGGGTAGCGTGGGTAATGACCGTGTTGTATCTGAACAAGGTCCTGAGGTTACCATACATTTAGATTTACCAATTAAGTTTGATGGTAAAGTACATAATGTTATAATTGTCAAGCACAAAGATATTAAGGCTTACAAATGATGACACTAAACGAATTCAGTATGTTTATAACCGGAGCATTCTGGGGCATCTTTATTATCAAACCCATTTGGGATATCGGTGTAAAGATTTACAAAAACGCTAAGGAAGCACAAAATGGTAACAATCGTTAAACATGAATGGCATCAACATGATCGCCAATACGCAATTGAACTTGATGAAGCACTGTTGAGTGAGATTTATCCTGACTTGGATGAGGATGAGATTGCACAGAAACTTGCAGACCTTGAATCCGGCGAGATTGACTTTGAAGAAGTCCTCGATGATGCCTACAATAATGACGTAGACATTGAATGGGAATTTCAATATGATGATTGTTGGACAGACCGCAAAGGTGGCTATGATGTTACATACGAACTAGGTGATGAATCTAGTTGGGTAGAGCCTGAGAAAGAACCAGAGCCAACACACAAGTGTACCAAGTGTCGTTGGACTGGTCAAAGCTATAATACATTGACACAACACCTGCGTGAAGACGGTACCGTGATTGAAGATTATTATAATTCTGAAGAAGAATCACATAGTACAAAGGATATCTGCCCAATGTGCGATAATGATACTGAGTTGACAGAAGTAGGTATCAAAGAGAAAAAAGAATATGACGAACGCATGGCACGTTGGAATAAAGAGCTAGATGAGGAAGAAGAATGAGGAATTACGTAGGTAAATCTCATACGTTTCCAGATGGCAATAAGATAGAAGTCATCCAATCAAAAATGAGAGAAGTTGACAACGAAACCCAAGCATTTCTTACGATAATGACATATCAAGGTAAGAGTTTGCCTCGTAAAACTATAATGACATATAAACAGTTTGAGGATGCATTTGGTCATCTGTTTCCAGAAGATCCAAAGCCTAGACCTCCTGCATTGGATGAATTTGAGATTTAATCTCATAAGATTAATACACTTGATTTTAACTAAATATTAGGATGTATAAAAAGTTTGTAAACCTACCTAATCTCACGTTACTAGTCGCACTATCACTAAGTACAGTAGCCGCATGGTATAGTATCATAGGCCTTACTGCAATTTTTGCAGGAGCCATGATACCTGTTATCATTATGGGCGGCATGTTAGAAATCGCAAAGATTACAACCACTGTATGGTTGCGTAAGTATTGGAATCGTGCTAGCTGGGTATTGAAACTATACCTAGTTCCTGCCGTTGTTGCATTAGCATTATTAACTAGTATGGGTATTTTTGGCTTCTTGTCAAAAGCACACATTGACCAAGGAGTGCCCACAGGTGACGTTGCCGCTAAGGTAGCATTGCTTGATGAAAAGATTAAAACAGAACGTGACAACATTGATACCGCACGTAAAGCACTACAACAAATGGATGCACAAGTTGACCAACGATTATCACGTAGTGATAGCGAGAACGCCGCTGAACGTGCAGTTGCTATTCGTAGACAACAACAAGGTGAACGTACAAAGTTACAAAAAGAAATCGGTGATGCACAAAAAGTTATTGCCAAACTAAACGAAGAACGAGCACCAATTGCCAGTGAATTACGTAAAGTTGAAGCAGAAGTAGGACCGATCAAATACATTGCCGCAATGATATATGGAGACAATCCAGATCAGAATATTTTAGAAAAAGCTGTTCGCTGGATGATTATCTTATTAGTGTTAGTATTTGATCCATTAGCTATTGCATTAGTTCTTGCCGCAAATCAAAGTAAAGAGTGGGAAGCAGAAACTATTGAAGAAGATTATTATGCCACTCCTTTGTACGTTGCGGATGTGGGTGAAAAGCCAACTAAAGAAGAATTAGCAGATATAGAAGAAACTGAAGAAACTGAAGTTACTAAAGATCCTCATGTAGTAGGTTGGATGTTTCCAGAACGTGAAAGTACCAAAGTAATAGAACCTGTTAAAGAAATTATAGAAGATGACTACAAGACACGCTGGCCCTTTATTGCAGAAGAAACAGTTGAACCTACTGAAGTTGAAGAACCCATTGACACACCTGTAGAAGAAACTGCACCAATAGAAATTGCAGAGGCTCCAAAAGAAATTCAAGTAGAAGGTGTAACTAAGTCTTATGTTAACGACGGCGATTACATTCAATACGACGGTAGACATATGCGTAGTACAATCGCACGTGGTACTTACCCAGAACTAGCATTGGCTGTTGACAGTGGAAAATCCATCAATACTAACTTTGGAACAGAGTTTCCAAAGGCAGCACAACGAGGTGATATGTTTA